GCCCCAGGCGATAAAGCCGTGGACAAAAGAGAAAGGATTGACGGCCCAAGTAGAGTCGTCTTCGACTTCGGTTTGATCAGCACCAAACACCCAATGACCTGTCTTGTCCATTTTCAGGATGACGACGCCCGATGTGCCTGCGCCTTGTTCAAGCGAACGCAATGCGGTGGAGAGGGTGGTAACTGCTGGCAGATTTGCGAGAGAAAAAGTTGACATGATTGTCCTTTACTGAAGTTTAAGAAGGGCCGCAGATAACTGCGACCCGATTTGCAACACTGCTGGGCGAGGATCATCCTCGCTTGCCAGTGTTGTACCTGACGACTCGGACTTCACCAAGCCTTCTGGCAGGTCGGCCCAGCGCTTCTTGAGCGCCTTCTCGGCCTGCGCAGGAGACATGACTGAAGTCTCGACTACGACAGATTCTTTGAGGCCCATTTCGAGCAGCGCCTCTTTGGCTTTGCTCTCATCGGTCCATTTACGTCTTGCTTGCTTTTGCACCAGCTTGTAGCCGGGCACTGGCAAATCCTTCTCGAGCAACTGGAGCGCCAGACCACGCAGGTCTTTAATCCAGTCTTCCAAGAGGTCTGCATTCTTCAGGTATCTGCCCAGCGTGTCAACATCTATTTCTTTGAGTTGCACTTGCAGGGCGCGGTCCACAGCGCCGGTCATCTTAGGGCACACCGGTTTGGCTGCGCACCAGCGGCAGTGGTCGCCGTGTTGCAGCTTGGCGTTGGGCGACTGCGCGGCCTTGACGGCCTTCACCAGCTCTTGCTCGAATTGCTTGATGCGCTCCTTGGTCGTCACCCAACGATTGATCATAGGCGGCTGCACAATGATCAGCTCGACCTCTGTTGCGCCAGCGAACGCCCACTGCGCCGACTCGGTACGCATACAGGCGGCAGCGTAGAACATCAGCTGATCGTTATTCTCAGCATCCACCACAACACCATCACCAAATTTCCAATCAAGGACCACAGCACGAGAGCCAATACGGCCAACAAGATCAGTGCTACCGAAGACCCCAGGTAAGAGATCGCCAAAGCCAACGCGTGTTTCAACTTCGTACTCCATCTTTTTGTCTGGGTCTACCTCGTCCAACAGCTCAAGCGCCACGACGATCTTCTCGTCGAACAGCTCTTGCGTGAGCACTTGGCCTTCGTAGACCGTACCAATGAACTGATCCCACGGCAGGTCTTTGCCAAGGATTTCAGAGATCACGTCGTGCAGCATGGTGCCCCGGTCGGCGTGCTCGCTCGATGGCTTGGGCGGCATCTTCTGCACCAGTGCCACAGAGCCTGGGCAGGCGATGACGCGCTTGGCGGTGCTACCGCCGACGATATTACTGTGCTGCATTACGCTTCCCTCCTTTTCAACATGGCGTCTGCTAAATCGTATGCGTAATCGGCTACTAACGGAATTACATCTTCTGGGGAGCAGTCGTATAGCTCCTCATACATGCCCCATGCGACTGGCATCGCCTTGGCCGCAAAGTAGTCGCGCAGGGTCATGCCTTCCTGCGTTGTCGCATGAGTAAACAGCAATGGAAATGCCTGACCGCCTGTGTTGTTATTGGACATCTTCTTCTTTCGTGCTGACGGTGAAAGTGTCGGGCATCAAGCGGTAGCCATTCGATTCAAACGTGTCGAAGTTTTGACCGGGGATGAGGCCGTTGATGTGGGCCAAGACAATGCGCTCGATCTCGGCGCGGGTGAACTCTACTTTCATGTGAACTCCAATTTAGTTGATGAGGCGTTCAGTGTAGCACACAAAAAATTTGTTGTGCAAATCTTTTTTTCATGTATTATTCAGGTATGGAAAAAAATATTGAAGCCCACCTCGTCAAGCGCGTCAAAGCGCTCGGCGGCGTGGCGTACAAGTTCACCAGCCCTGCGCACCGAGGCGTGGCCGACCGGGTGGTCTGCCTGCCTGACGGCCAGACATGGTTCGTGGAGCTGAAGACTGAGGGCGGCAAACTGTCGCCATTGCAGAAGGTGTTCGCGGCCGACATGGCGCGGATGAATCAGAAGTATGTGTGTTTATGGAACAAGGAGCAAGTCGATGAATTCATTACCAATCACGCTTGAAGAAGACGAAGCATTTGACGCCCTGTCTAAGCAGGTCGGCGGCGGTCACTACAAGGACAAGGCCATCCAGCCGATCATCTACATCCACGCCAACAACCTCGGCTTTTGCGAGGGCAACGTCGTGAAATACATCACCCGCTGGCGCGAAAAGAACGGCATCGCCGATCTTGAGAAGGCCAAGCATTACATCGAGCTGCTGATTGAACTCAATGCCAAAGCTGCGTGACTACCAAGAGCAGGCGGCTGACTTCCTGTACGAGCACGACCGGGCGATGGTGCTCGCTCCTGTGGGTGCGGGCAAGACAGCCATCACGCTCACGGCCATGTGGGAGATGTGGCGCGACCAGCACGTCAAGCGCTGGCTCGTGCTCGCCCCCAAGCGCGTGTGCACCGACGTCTGGCCTGTCGAGCAGCCCAAGTGGGCACCGCAGCTGTCGGTCGCCGTGGCCGTGGGCACGCCCAAGCAACGCTTGGCAGCTCTCAACTCCAAGGCGCAGGTGGTCGTGACCAACTACGACAACATCCAGTGGCTGGCCGAGCAGAAGTTTGAGTTTGATGGCGTGGTGTTTGACGAGCTGACCAAGCTGAAGAACCCGTCAGGCACACGCTTTAAGGCGTTGAGCAAGGTGCTCGACTGCCCAGTGCGCTGGGGCCTGACCGGCTCGTTCACCAGCAACGGCTTGGCCGACGTGTTCGGTCAGTGCAAGATCGTGGACCAGTCGCTGCTCGGCCGCGCCAAGGGTGCGTTCATGCAGCAGTACTTTGTCGAGGACCGCCGCCCAGACTTCAGCGAGTGGACACCGCGCCCCGGCGCTCTCGAGATGGTGATGAAGCGCATCAAGCCTGCGACGTTCGTGCTGGAGCCTGGCGAGTACAAGGACAAGCTGCCGCCCTGCCACCAGGTCGAGCTGCGCGTTGACATGGACGACCGCAAGCCCTACGACACGATGAAGAAAGACTTTGTGGTCGAGTTCGACAACGCGCAAGCGATTGCCCTGAACGCGGCTGTTGTGACGCAGAAGCTGCAACAGATCGCCAGCGGGTTTGTGTACACACCGCAGCCGCACTGGCTGGGCTTTCACAAGTTCAACGCACTGGATGACTTACTTGACGAGAACCAACATGCAAACACCATCATTGTTTACCAGTACCAAGAAGAGCTTGCCGAACTCAAGCGACGCTACGGACATCTTGTTACGTTGGACCATGATAACGCCATTGGACGATGGAACGCTGGCCAAGTTCGATTACTGGCAGTGCACCCGAAATCCGCAGGTCACGGCCTTAACCTACAGCACGGAGGACACCACATGGTCTTTCTGTCCCTGCCGTGGAGCCTTGAGCTTTACGAACAAACCGTCGGACGTTTGCATCGGTCCGGCCAAACCCGCGACGTGTGGGTCTACCTGCTGATGGCCAAGGACAGCGTGGACGAAAAGATTTGGGGCGCGCTGCACGACAAGCGCAGCGTGTCAGATATTGCAATGGAGGCTTTGAAATGAAACGCATCGACCAATGGAAGGCCAAGCTGCGTGTGGCCAAGTCTGAGCTGCGGCACAAGACGCGGCAGCTCAACGCGGCGCAGCGCACGCATGACCGCACAACCAAACTGATTGAACAACTGGAGAAAAAAATTGAACTACACCTGGCGAAAACTGAATGAAGTACTGGCCTCGCTGCCAGAGACAGACGTCAAAGCACTGCTCGACTCTGAGGTGGCAGGTGCCAAACGTGTGAAGGTGATCGAGCGCTTGCATCAGCGCTACAACACGCTGCGCGTCGCTCGTGAACGCGTGGCACTACTAAAGGAAGCAATCAAATGATCCGTGAAACTATTATTTGGGTGCGAAACGCCTATGCCACACCGAGTGCCGAGTCGCTGGCGCTGCGTGAACTGGAGGAGGCCAAGCGGGCACTGCTGGAGGCCCAGACAGCGCGTGAATACGCTGACAGCATGTGCAAGTACCGCGAGGCCCAGATCAAGCGCCTGACGGCTTATCTGCACAAAGCAACTGAGGAGAACACATGAGCAAAGAAGCAATGAAGCTGGCGCTGGAGGCGTTGGAGCTTGAAGAAGCACAGACACATTACCCATCTCGGGCACTTGTGACTGCCATCACCGCCCTGCGAGAAGCACTGGCAGAGCAGCCAGCACAGCAGGAGCCTGTGGCGACTTTGTTTGGCAGCCTCCCCGTGTATGACACATCCCCACCAGCACAGCGCACATGGGTTGGGCTGACAAACAACGAATTACAGCCGATTGCGGACGAGTACCGTATTTTGTTTGGCAGTTGGGTAGAGGACTTTGCCCGAGCCATCGAAGCCAAACTCAAGGAGAAGAACACATGAATGACGGCTATTACTGCGTTGTCTGTGGGCGGTACATCGAGGCCGTTGATGGTGTGGTGGTGCATGACAACGTGCCGCACCCAGACATGGCATTTGACGATGAGGAGAGGCCGCAATGACTACACAACTGGTTCGTGATTCTATGAAGTTGATGGCCGATGCTGGTGTAGACATTGTGGACATCAAATGGTTCGACCTGACCGGGGCGTTCTCGGAGCATCAACATGCCAACCTTGAGCCTGTGATGACGCATCGCCCACCATTTGACAAATGCTTTGTCACTTGGAAGGGGAAAACTCGCAGCCACCCGAGCTATGAGGTTCTTATGCTGGTGGCTGGGACTGATCCAAACGAGGGCATTACGGTGTCAATGTGGAAGGGGCCAAGCGGCACAAGGCTGCGCCCCATCCCTGCGATGTTTTATTTCATCGAGGATGACAACATCCGTTACGGCGCAGTCAATGATGATGAGCCGATAGACAAGGAACTGGCTGAGATCATGCTGGCGCAGATTGGTGTTTGGTACAGCGCCATGGACCAGCGCATTGAGGCTTACATCCCATCTATGCGGGACAGCTTCACCAACCGCCGTAAGGTTCAGCAGGGCAAGCTGCCGACTTACGACTGGACGACGGTGTGGATTGAGCCATCTAAGCCCCGCCAAGAGTCCAAAGGGGGCACGCACGCATCACCCCGACTGCATGAGCGCAGAGGCCACCTGAGAAGGCTAAAAACAGGCAAGAACGTCTGGGTCAAGTCCTGCAAGGTGGGTGACGCAAGCAAGGGGGCAATATTTCACGACTATGCAATCAAGGAGAGCACATGAGCGACTGCCAACACCGCTGGGAACCCGTCGAAGGTCAACCCATTTACAAGTGCGCCCGGTGTGGCGCGTTCATGAGGATCGTGAAGTGACCCCATTGAACAGCGGCACACTGATAGCCAAGGCATGGGAAGCGCTGCACGAGTTCGGCAAGATCACCGCGCAGGAGTTTGCAGACTACGCAGACATCGGCAGGTATGACGCCCATGCAGCCCTCGCCAAGATGAACAAACGCACCAAGGCTGGCGTCAAACGCATCTACATCGCAAACTGGACCTACGGCCATGATGACGCACGGCGCTACCCACGCGCTGTGTTCATGATCGGTGACCTGCCTGACAAGCCAAGGCCCAAGCCCAACGTGCGTGAGAACCGCAGACGCAGCGAAGCGCACCGCAACA